CAATCTTTTCTTCTTTTAGACGCTTATGTGCCATGGTTAGACCTTTTAGTCTTTTTCCAATGGTCTTTTCGTCTTTTGCCTTTTCTGATTCTGGTCTATCCTTGAACTTAGGTTTACCAAAAACGTCCTTCATATCTTTGCCGCCCTTTTCGTGAAAGCGGTCATCTTCTCTCTTACCAGCAGCATATGTATAGGAGGCGTGTGCCCTCTTTCTATATCTGTTTGCTAGTTCCTTAGAGATTTCATCAATCTGTGTTTCTTCCATGTAAGCATTCTTAGGCATAGAAGCATTTACTTTTGCCTTGCCTTTCATCTTCTTATCAGCAAGAGCAATACCTCTTTCTCTTTTTCTTGCTAATGCCTTAGAAGGAGAAGGATCATCACCCATAGATTTGGTGAACTTAGTTTCCCAAGTAGCATCGCCATGGGACTTTTCAGCACCTCTCTTATAGCGAACAAGTTTGCCTAGAGATACTTCGTCAATCTGTTCCTCATCAATCTTCTTTTTCATCATAACTTTGATGGCGGACTTGGTGCTTGGTGAATTACCTTGACTGCAATCACAGTCACCAAGAGCGGTATGTGGGTCTTCTTTTGGTGCGGCCATTTTTGCTCTTGCTTGCTGTGTTTCAGCATTCATTTCTTCGGCAAGAGATAGTTCTGCCATGGAAAGGCAGCGATCAAGTTCAACCTGATCAACAACCTTGGCCATAACTCTAAATGTACCACCCATTGTTGGATAAGCATACTGACCACCATGACTCATTGGTGTGTTCATGCCATACTGGATGAAAAGATAATATTTACCTTGCACCTCATTCACAAACTCACCCTGATCGGTCATTCCCATTTTATCACCGAACTGACGGATTTCATGGACTTCTACACCTTTGGAACCCTCAAGATATACTCTTTTAGGTAGAATGATGTGGAATAATGATAATGCCTTAGAGATACGGTTCAAAGCAATATATGGTGTAATGCTGGAATCAGCGGTAACTTTGGCAAGGGCCATATTGATTGAGGCCCTTACTTCTTCTTTATCTATGTCGATGCTACCGTCCTTGACTAGGGCGGTAGGCACGACTTCTTCGGAAATGTAGTCACGAAACTTTTTCATATGCTATCCTTAGGCTTTTGTAATAGCGGCGTTTGTAGAGAATACTGTGTTTCCACCTGCTACGCTTACGACCACACGAACTGTATTTGCATTTGCTACAGCGGCGTTTGCGGTTAGTGTAATTGCTGTATTGTTGAACCAAACACCGGCAGTATTTGGAATGTCTGCCCATGATAGTGCGCCAGCATAAGACTGTTGCCACTTGTAAGATAGAACACCACCAGTTGGTAGTGTAGATGCAACAACACCGAGTGTTACGTTACCGGAACCTGTGTTACTCTGTGGTTGAGTTGTGATAACGATCCTATAGTCTGGAATATATGTGTCGTCTGAACCGTCACCTGTCATTGAACCCATAGCAACAAGTGTTTCATATGTTACACGACCTGCACGAAGGCCTGTGCCCTCGGTACGAAGAACCCAACCAGCATGTGGAATTGCTTTGTTGGCCTGTGCTTCGGAAGTATCGACACCAAACTGACCAACTGCTACGTTGGCAAAAAAAGCACCTGGTGTGACGTTTCCGTATAATAGTGACTGATTGGCAGTTGTGATTGCCTCGTTTACCTGCATTAGTGCTGCAATGTCTGAATTGGCAGCATTATCTACTGATCCCCATAGTGGCATTTTAGTAATCCTTCTTTCTTATTGACTTGACTGTTGAATACCGTTTCCAACGATGTCTTTTTCTGGATTAATTTCCACAACATCGCCCTGCTTCTTTTTGTTCACTCTAAGAACTGCCTGCTTGGTTGCCTCTTTAGCTTCCTCGGCGAGTTTCTTTGAAGCAGCATATCTATTCACGGAGGCCCCCAAAGATGCTGGACCTTTGATTGCGGGGCCTCTCTGTATAGTTGGTCTTTTCATTAGACGATCCTATATTTGTTTTCGCCTACCTGAACTGATTCTTTCAATGCTTTTGCCTTTGGATCAGACATAGACATCGATGGTGCTGGAGCAGCAGGAGCAGAAGGTAGTTTACTCATAGTTGACATCTTTTCTGCACCTGATGGACCTGTTGTAGGAGCAGGCTGCGAAGAAATATTCATAGAACCAGGAGTTGTTGTTGGTTCTGCTTTCATAGCCTTCATTCTTTCAGCAGACTGTGAATATCCACTACCTGGTGTTGAAGGTGATACTTTGATATTACCAACATCATTAGTTTTCATTGTTCTTTGAAAACCGGTAGCACTTTTTAGACCAGGATTATTCTCAGGACCGGATGGCTTCGCTGTTTTAGGAGCAGAAGATCCCTGTCCCTTCATTGCTGTGGAGTATGACTTACCACCAAAAGAAAACTGTGTCTGACCTGACTTACGGGCAGCAGCAAATGCGGAACCAAACTGTGAGAGTTCCTCAAGGTTCTCTTCCTTCATATGCTTGGCACGGATTTTTGCAAGAATAGCACCTGCTACCTTCTTGCCACGCTCCTCGGATCCGTATCTCTTTGCAGCAGACTTGGCAATCTTTTGAAACTCTTTGCCTGGTTTACCAATGTCTTTACCAGCACGGGCAGCCTTTGCTGAATATGCTGCTTCGTCAAGTTCATAACCTTCTGGTAGATTTGGTTTTGTATGCTTTCCAAGACGACTTTTGATATCGGCCTTTGTGTCTTTGGTTGCAGACTTAGTAAGTTTATTCTTTTTGGTAAAGTGATATTTTCTATAAGTCTTATCGTTAGCATAATCGGAGTTGCTAACATCAGGAAGTTTTGCTTTTCCTGTTGGCTTTTGATTTCTTGCACTCTTACCAGGAAGATTCTTTTCTTTCCATCTATAAAGACGATTACTTCTATTCCAGTTGCCATCCATGTCATCATGCGTTTCTGCACGACGATATGCCTGCATTGCTGTCTTAGCAGTTGGCTTCTTTAGTTCATCAATCTGTTCTTCTTCCATCTTGCCTGCCATCTTAGCAGCACGGAAGCGAGAACCCCATACTTCGTCCTTTGGAGACTCTACCTTGCCGTCCTTGTCATAGTCCTTGTCTGCAAGTTTCTTTGCTTCGCCTACGATCTTTTTGGTTGTTTCACGGTCTGTACCCTTACCAACCATCTTCTCACGCATTTTGCTATAAGCGTCCTTGTGATCATCCTTCTTTTTTTCTTTTTTCTCAGATGTTTCACCTTCCTTCATGCACTTATATGCTTCCTCAAGGCGAGCATCATAAGCAGCAAGATCCTCACGGACTAATGCTTTGCGTGAATAAACACCGAACTCCTCGTTTACAAGGGCTTCGGCCTGACGACGAATCTCACCATCCTGCATGGCGGTCTGGATTGCTTCTACAAGCGGATCCTTTTTGGTTGAGTTAAATCTGTTGTTAAACATTTTAGTTCCTTTTTTGTTCCAAATAGATTAGTTCTTACTATTTAGTTTATTTTTTGCTTTGACTTTTTTGAAAATACTTAGTTTTTCAAACTCTGCGTTGATATCAGGTTTTACTACATCCTGAACCATACTATTAGGTGTGGCACCCATTGAACCCATATAGGGGTCAACCAAACTTTCTTTTCTTACTTTTTCAGCCGTTTCTCTCATCTTTTCTTCGGCTAATTTACCATACTTTGCTTTGAATCTTCTACGAGTTTCTTCCTTCATCATCCAGCGGTCAACTGGTGACCACTTAGATATTGGTTCACCCGGCATGAACACATTCTGGTCACTGGTAATATCACCAACAAATGAAGGATTCTTGGCGGATGTAAAGGTGGGACCGATACGATCACCAAACTTAGGTAGATTACCAAATACCTTGACCTTGGTCTTCTCTTTCACCACTGGTGGTTCATAATAACCCATAGTTCTCATTTTACCTGGTTCTTGACCTGGTGTGTCTGCCTTATATCGGTCTGTAAGTTTTGTGGTGCCCCAGTTACCAGCACCACCAACCTCGTTTAGCATTATCTCAAAACGACGGTCTGCCTCATTAAGTGCAAACTCGCCGATTTCTTTTGAAACTGACTTGATTAGTTTCTCATATGTCTCTTTAATGATATCGACATTTTCATTTAGGTTTAGGTCATTCTTGACCTCAATAACCTTCTCAAATAACTGATCATACTTGGCGAGATTATCTTGTGCGGCCTTCCACTTTGTATATCTGACCGCCTCGTTTATTACACGCCCGCCCGTGGAGTTTCTTGCCTCGTTTCTCTGTCTGGAAACCTCATTACTGGTGTTGACAAAGACCATAATTGTGTTATAACCAGCACCCTCAAATTGTTCCTTGATGTATCTGATTCGCTCGTAATTAGCAGAACCGTTTACAACGATATTACCTTCAACCATATTAATATTGAATGTATCGGTCGAAACTTCTGTAAATCCATGAGGTAGAATTGCTTCTTTAAGTATCTTGTCTTTACCAGAACCTGGTGTACCAGCAAGAATTATTGCCTTTTCTTCGGTGACATATGACATAGAGAAGCACTGTGGATTGGCCTTGCCATACCAACGCATTAGTTCACCGGCACGGGCATTTGCTTCGTTCTCGATATCAGAACCAGTAGCACCCTCTTTCTTGGTATCATTACCAATTCTTCCATCTTCATTCTGCTTGTGGTGTACCAGTTCATGTGCAACTGACCTAAACACATCCATAGGATGACGGTTCTTGGTCATTACAAACACTTCTCTTGATGATGGTGAATATGCAGCAAAAGATGGTTGCTCACCTTGATCGTGCGGTTCTTTATATCTTAGTGTTGGTTTTTCTTTAATACCCAACTTATCACAGGTGAAATCGATAAAACTTTTTAGATGACCGTCGAAATCTTTACGGGTCATTTCTTCTGATAGATATTCTTCCTTTAATTGTGATCTTGTGGCAGCAAATATCTCTCTTGCCAATGATTTGTCTTTAGCAGCCGATGCCTTGGCGAATGTTGCGAAATCACCTTTACGAACCGCAGCACGAAGGTCGGTACCTGAAATGCCTTTCTTGCGGGCACCAGAAGACACCACCTTAAAATGTTTGAATGGATAATGCTTCTTGGGATCGAAATCTTTATCGGTTCTTGGTTTGACATACTTACCGAGTTGAACCGTGAACTCTCTAACACGATCATCACCAACCACAAATGTTACATCCTCGTAACCTTCGTCTGCCAGTTTCTTGGCAATAGCAAATGCGGTCTTCATATTTGGATCATCCACAAAGTTTACACCAGGGAATATCTGACGAAGAAATGCCATCTTCTGTCTTGGTGCCAGTGGATTCTTGGAAGGGTCGTGTGATTGGGAGGTGTAGATGCGATGGTCAGCACCTTTACTTCGTGCTAATTTAACCGCATACATGATTAGTTCTGCATGGCCTGTGGTAGGTGGATTATAACGGCCAAATGTAAATACTATTTTCTTCATTCTTACCTCTGCGGTATATTATTACTTATTTAGTTTCTTTTTCTCCCTTGCCTGCTTGACAATCTTTTTAATTGTCTTTAGAACCGGGACAGGTTTCTTATGGTCTTTTTTATGCATTTATTTTCCCCAGTTCTTTGTGGCTAGGAAGTTAGTTCTACTAAACTCCATACGATCAACCAGTTTGACTGCATCGCCACCAGAACTCCAGGCAGCAACATATCCTTCTGGTGTTGTCACTCTGTATCCACCTTCTGGTGTATGAACGAATGTACCAAGATCGTTGACTTGATTGAACTTTCTGATTAGCAACATCTTGGCATCAATCAGAAGGTTCTGTAGTCTAAAGATTGCTGATAATGTTCCAGAGTTTTGTCTGAACCATCTAACAACCATATTCTTTTCCGCCATTCTTTTCTGCTTTGTGGCAGCAAGTTTGGCAGAATCCACATTGGACTGGTATTTATCCTCAACATACTTTATAAGTTGCTGTGTATGACTTGAACCAAGATTCTCACCGGCACGAACCTTCTGATTATGAAAAGTCATAATCGGTATACGGTATGTTTCGTTATTGGCAATCTCGTTTAGTATGCTGGACGGTATGGTTCTGAATAGTGAACCGGCCTGTGACAGAATGCTTGTTAGTTTGGCATTCTCCGCCTTCGTAAGAGTAGCACGACCGGTAACATCTGTAAATCTGTTCTCACGATACCAAACATTCTTTGACGATCTTAGTTTGCCAATATTAACATCAAAGTGAGTCTGTAGTGAATCCATGGTTTTACCATGATATGTGGTGTGCCAAACAATACCCATCTTGGCAGACTGTATCTGTCTCGCCAGTGTTGTGCCAAGAGGAACAGCATATGTGATGGTATTTGGACGAAATGTCACATAGTCTTTACCATCAATCTTTTCTTTCTTTAGTTCATTCTGTGAGAACATAAAGTCGCCATGAATGATATCTCTGATACCAAGTTCTGGTAAATATTGTAATGCGGTTGAAAGTTTATCGGCCAGACCACCTGAATGGTTAGCACGAATATCTGCCTGTGTATAGTTTAGTTTGGCATTCTTGGCAAAGATAGACTTTGAACCAACGAAGAACTTACCATTTTCTGGATTGATACCTGCATACAGTGCCGGTGCTCCGTCAAATTTGGTTCTAAGAATAAGAGAACCACGACCTTCTGATAGGGTTTGACCATCATCGGCAAACATATCTCTAAGAGAAATTAGGAACTGAATAGCATTTCTTGTACCTACTACACCGCCTTCCAATACCGCATCTTCTATGTGAGTAAGGTGACGATCTTTTTCGGCTGCGGCCTCTGCGAGATATTGAGATAGTTTAAGCATCAAGATACCTTTACATATGGTGCTGAATAATCAGACTGTGATTTAGCATAATTAATCATACTTGAAACTATTATTTGCCTGTTCTTTGATTTATTAAGAATAGCAATTAATTGTGTTCCCAAATACTTTGACACCTGCCAATCAAGTGGTCTCGATTGAACCTCTTTCGTGAATGCCGCCTCGGACATCTTTCTGTCGCCCGTTACAGCAACATAATAACCATGAAATTTTTTGTAAAAAGTTTTTGATTTTGTTTTAATTCCTGATTCAACAGTGTTTTGGCTGTCCAGTTTTTCTGTAGAAAAACGGTCAACAATCATTTTGATTGGACCGCCAGATAATTTACCATGGTTTGCTGTCTTACCTTTAATCTCACCCTGCCATGTTAAAGGAAATCCACGAAACTGAATTTCACCATCATCATAATTGACATAAACATCTTTTGAATCGAAGTATCCTCTTTTACCTGTTGTGGCGGAAACAAATTTATAGGCAGGTCTTTTATCACCAAAATTGACTTCACTTAAATGGGCCACTTTTGTCTGCTTCAAAGAGACACCAATGATATCACCACTCTTAACCATATTCATCATAAAATTATTGAGTGTGTTTATATCTTCAAATAGAAACTGCGCCTTCTTCTGTCCCTCGGCGGTGACCATGTATATGTCTGCCGGCGACCACTTATTAACATTAGAGAACACCTTTTGGACTTTATTGATGGTATTGAAATTAGCAGCAATGGAGTTTGTTAGAGACGATCCTCTATGAAAGGTATATTTCTTTCTACCATACTTCTTTTTCAAAACTTCAGCCGATGTTCTACAAGATACGATCCAGTGGTCAGGTAAAACTTTTATTACCTCTTCCACACCAATGTCTGCTACAACATGCTTGGCGGTTTCTCTAAGAGTCTTTGATGAATAGTCTTTTCCATACCAGGCCGCCGCACAATAATAGCATTGGGCACACTCCGCAACCGCAGTCATATACGCACCAGCACCTGAACCTGCCGATGTTTTTGCTTCTGGTTTGGCGATAATTTTAAATGCGCCTGCTTTTACCTCACCAACAGAACTTGTTCCTGCTTTGGAGTATGCGGCACCACGGATCGACTTGGCAATTTTTTGCAAAACGTCAATACGATCACCCGAGGTTCGAACGGTAAATGTTCGACCTTTTTCTTCTACCTGAAAATTTCCTAGTGCTTTTAATATTGATTCTTTATCTACTGCCATATCCTGTATATTCATCATTTCTTCGCTGGAAAATTCCATGAAGTCCAAAAGAGACATAATATAACCTTTATTATTTAGTCATAATTGGTGAGAAGTAATTCGTTTCTCTTAGGCTGGTTTTTGCGATAATTTGCTGAATTAGACCGCATAGTGTATGTCAGAGGAAACTCGTTTTGAGTCCAGTCAGGAAATCGATCTTTGACCGACTGATCCGCATTATACGAAATCGCTATATTTGCGAGAGTCGATTGATTGCAGCACTCCGCAAATAGGTCGTGGTCAAAACCTTTGTGCATATCACCTTTCTTACCATAGAGATTGCATCCAATTTCATAAGGTGGATCAAGGTAGATAAAGGTATCATCATTAGCATCCTTTAGTAGTTCTTCGTATGAAAGATTGGTAATCTTCCAGTGCTTGATGATTTTACTATAAAGTTTTAGATCGGCAATACCCTTGAGACTAAAATTACCATTGGATGCCATCTTGGAAAAGGAAGATGACTCGGTCAGACCAGAGAAAGAACACTTATTGATAATCCAAAAGTTGACGGCCTTTTCGAAAGGTGTCGCATCTTTGTCACTTAATTCTTTCTTTGACAACTCAAACAATTCTCTTGCTTTATCTTCTGTGCTATGATTCACCTTTGTTTCATGTAGAGCATCCGACAATTCGTCACCACGATCACGAAGGTGAATCCAGAAGTTATAAAGAGGCCAATATAGGTCATTAACCCATACCGTTTCTGGATTATAATGCTGTGTCATCCAAATAGCAGCAGAACCGCCCCCAAGGAACGGTTCTCTATAATCTTTCACTGTCATAACTGGCGGAAAGTATGGTGCCATTTTATTCATGGCCTTGCTCTTACCACCAGGGTACCGTAAGGGAGTCTTTAACCTTTTTTCCATCTTATCTTCACCTTATAAATGAATAACCGAATACTACCAACAAATCTATCATATAAATCACGAATATTCAAGTTCTTCTTATTCAACTGTAGGCGCATTTTGTGATTGTCTTCTTCCAGTCTGGCAATAGTATATGCCGCCCTTCGTGGCACAGAATGACAATGGACTGAGTTGTGTTTTTCAACCCAGTCCGCCAGTTCATGTAGTTGTTGGATTAGTTCTTGGTTGTCGCTCATTCTTCCTCAATAAACTTGATTAGGTCAGCGGGTTTTATCATAATAAACTTTTCGTTGGCATACTTCTTGGCAATCTTTTCGGCAATTCTCTTACTGGCTTGTTTTTGATTTTCCGCCCGCATTAGTGTCGCAGAAGTTTTTGCTATTGCCAATTCTCTTTCTAGAGAAAGTATCTTATCCTCATAGCTTTTCTTATCAAGAGGCTGAAAATGCTTCTGAAAGCCTAGCCAAAACTCCCGGATAGCATCATCACGGTCGACGCCTACTGGTATGGCAATGTCTCCGGTTTTGAGATTTAAAGCTATATCACCCAGACTCGTTTGTATTGTAATATGTCTATATTGATCGTTTTGGATAGGTGTGGTTACCACTGCCGAACTCGCTGATACATAGCCACCTGACGGTCCATCATAGACAATCGACGGATTATATGGTGCGCCAACTGCTCCTGTGGATCCTACAGAGGCCATCTTTAGAGCATTATCTAGTACCGTTTCTAAATCACCGTTGTTTCTATCTATATCTATTCTGTCAATAGTAACACCAGAAATATGCCGATAGGAATCTGTTATAACATCGTATGACCAGTCTTTTCTCTTCTGTGCGGTTGCGAATGTTGCCATTATTCTATCACCTCAAAGATATGCCAAACAAGGGTTGTCCAACTTGATTGCTGAACCGTGCCAACATAAACATAATGCTTTCGTTCATAATCCTGCATTTCATATCCAGTGCCAAAGACATGAAACACATACTTACGTTTTTCTTTCTTTGGATTGACG